CTTCGCCTCGAAAGGGTACTAATGTCTCCGTCATCTTCTTAACGCGTGAAGTGTATTGCAGCCAAGGTTTAGGGTCAGTAGCAAAATACGCTTGCAATTCTTTTTGTAATTTAAATTCATCCAATATGTAATTATGAAGATTATACATGTTTTTAACAGCTCCAGAAACAATACCAGAAACAAGACCAGGTAGACCACCTACTACCGCTTTAGATAGAAGAATGGGTAAGCTGTCATGAAAATTGGTAATATCAATGCCATAGTTGGATAGAGAACGCATAATAGCGTTACCATACAACACAGCATCAGCTGCAATAGCAGCTTGCGTAGTGCCAAGTTTTTGAGCTTCGCGAGAATACCACGCGTCAGCCGCCGTGCGGTGCGCGTAATCATCCCACTTAGCATAAGCCGAATCATGCAAACGAGAAAGGACATCCAAATCATTCTTAGGTACTGCAGAGCCAAACTCAACAGATTTTTGAATTTTACCATCAGATATGTTAGGACCCGTGTAATTGGGGATAAAATCAAACGTATCACCCATTTACGCCAACCAACCAACCATAATATACAATATACAATATACAATCGTTTTTGTTTTACCAGTACGATAACTGGTATGAACTATTTACTCATAACCGAGCACCTTGTAACGGTGTTCAGTCATACTCTTGGAGTACACCAACGGGAATTCACCCGGGTGCTCTTTGCGGAAATGATTGTACATTTTTCTAAAGAAATTAAACTTTTTGTTGTGCCAACAGTAATTCGCCATATGGGAACCTAAAGAACCCGCCAAGTCTGTTACTTTTGTTTTACGCAACTTAAATATTACTTTAGTAAAACGTTTTGGTTCAAATTTCCAAACTCCATCGTGAAACATCAGATAATTACTGAAAAATTCACACCCATCTAGACTATCATGAAAGTCAAAGGGTTCTAGAGTAAATCCCATTTCCCTAGCTCGCTCTATATAAGAGTCTTGATCAAAGTTATGCGGTACACGCTGAATAACATCATCTCCGCCGGCAATCATATTATGATCTGGAGCGTTGATCTGTTCATCCGTCTGGCCTAGTCGCATCGAGACAAGAACATCAATAATAGGTTGAGCCATAGAGTTAAGGTCGATCGTTAGGTAGTTGCCAGTGCTCATAGCACCAGCATACTTAGGCACAAAAACCGTACCATCAGAACACCTATAACTCTTCTCACTAGCAATTTTCTTGATATAGTGAGAAGCATC